ATCTTTTGCTTAGTTGGGCTTTGATATTGAAATACACCTTTAGCCACTTCTTGGGTTGGTTTAGCCGCTTGGGCTGCCTTTTGCGCTACTGGTGCTATGGCTGCCCTTGCTTGCGGTACTGCTGCCTTACTAAGCTGGCCAGCCTGAGCTAATGGACCGGATAGTCCAGCTAATGGAGCCAATTGTGCGCCAGCCTCACCAATGCCTTTAACATATTCCTGACCTTGCTCAGTGCGTGGTGCATAAGTCAAAGCAGACATAAGCTCATTTGCTTTTGCCTCAATGCGGTTTGCAGCTTCATTAGAGCCAAATTCACCAGTGCGTATTTCATCAATCAAGCCTTGGAACGTACCGCCAATCATGCCAAGAGTACCGCCTACTGCGCCCGTAGCAGTTGTTAATGCGGCCTCGCCCACACCTAGCGCTTTCTCGCCTAATGTCGGTTCTTCTTTTGGATCTTGCGGTGCGATGATTCCATTAATATCAGGAATATCACCGTATTGCTGGGTAAACTCTTCTTCTGTTATTTGTTGTTTTGGTTGCTCTTGCTGTGATTGCTCAAGGGTATCAAGATACGCGGCAATCTCATTAACTGCCGCGATATCACCAGCCGCATTAGCCGCCTTCATCCCTTCAATAAGCTGCTCTCTAGTTGCCATTACTGACCGCCTAAATATTTCATTGCTGATGGTGATAACTCTAAAGCTGGCGAGCTATCTTCATTACTGTCTATTTTGCCTGCAATCTTATTTCTAGCTTTTGCCATTGTTTCTTGTATATATTCTAATTCTTTTCTAAATGCCTCCTCAGACATACTAAGATCAAGAGCTGCCGCCGCTGCTGCTATCTTTTTACCTTCGTTTTCTGATAGAGCGCCCATCCCTTTCATTTTGGTTACTTCTGTTAGGAACTGCTGCCCTTTTAATTGCTCAAGCTTGGCCTCAAAGTCTGCTGCCTTGGAGCCTGCAATTGTAGGAAATAAAGATGAACTGCCCACTGCCGCATCTAGACCTTCATGGTTAATTAGCTGATCAACTGTGTTTAAAGTGGTATCAAAAGTGGCTATATCCTTGCTTGCGCTTTCCGCAATTGCTTTTTGATCTTGCTCAAGCTTAGCTTTCTTTTGATCTATTGTTATTTGCAGTTGTTGTTTTTTAAGGTCATTAGATTCTTTCGCTTGCTGGGCCTTAAGTTTATCTAGCTCTATTTGTTCCTCTCTTAAAGCAAGTGAGCTTTTTTGATAGTCAGTCATAGGCTTTGCGCCACCCATGGCATCAGCCTGAACTTTCTTAGCATCAAAGAACGTCTTCACAAACTGAGGGTCAGCTTGCAGTGCTTGAGTGAGGTATTCATCCTGCCTATCTGGGTTTTGAACGGCAAGATTCAGGAAGTTAGCAGCAGCAGCTTGGCCTTTTTTAGCACCTTCTGCTTGCTGCCTCTTCTGATAGCCTTGGAATATATTCCCACCCACTTGAGCTAGTTGCGCAAGCGGTGAATTCTGCCTGCGCATTTGCTCAGCCATTAATACTTCTTGTGTAGTTGGCATATTAACCCGCTCCGTAAATTGACGCGCCAGTTTGAATTAGTGGCATTAGATCACCAAGAATCCCGCCTTGACCAGTACTAGCTTGCTGGAATGCTAGATTGCCCATGTTTTGCAAGCCTGCTTGTGTGCCTTGGTTTAATTGGTTTTGAGCTTGAAGCTGTGTGCCAAATGTACCGAATCCTAGGTTAGTGCCTGTTAATAGATTGCCCAATGCTGAATTATAAGCTTGGCCGCCTAACTGATTGCCCATTTGCAATGATTGACGGGCTAATCTATCTTGCGTGCCGCTAGCGCCTAAACTGCCTGTAGCGGCCGCTGATTGAAGTAGTTGATTAGATGCTTGCTGTTGTAGTTGCTGGTATTCATCACCTTGCAAGTAATTTGCGATGTATTCGCTTCTAGCTTCTGGGCTTAGCATTTCTTGCAATTGAGGCAGGAATGTTTCACCCGCTTCTCGATAAGGGGAAAGGGCTGCTGTTAAGTCGCCATATTGTTCTTTTAAGAATTCAAGCTGATTAGCTTGTGCAGATTGTTGTTGCGCAAGGGCATCCTTCATGGCCTGTTCTTGCTCCGCACCAGTTAGCTCGTCATAAACCTTTGTTACTGGGTCTTTTTGAAGCTCATAAAGACCACCTGTTGCTATATTGGCTAAACCTGACTCTGTTGTAGGGTCAAAGTCATCTATGCTTAAGCTGCCCATATTTATTCCTCGTTAATCCAATTATGTATGAATCATGCCATTTGTTGTGCTTTAAAAAAGCCTCAGATTTAACACCCTCAACAATAAAGCCTAAATTTTGTACGAATTTTAACATGCTTTTATATATAACGGGTATCTCAGATTCCACCCTGTTTATATCGCTTCTTTGCATTAAGTTATCAATAACCTTTTTAGCAAATATTGCTGCATAACCTCTTTTGGGTTTATTGAAATTTATATGTATATCAACAATAAACCGCCTTGACCTTGCTAGATGGATAAACCCAATTAACTCGCCATTAATAAAACAGCCTATATACTCATAATTAACTGGAAGCTGGTTTATGGACAAATCAACATAATCTTGAAACACCCTGCCTTTCAGCTCTTCATCCATATAGGAAAAAGCTATCTCCCTATTTACTCCCTCAAGGGATATTAGTGGAGGGGTTAAATGTTGTGCCGTCATATAATCGCCTCCATTTATCTGCACCGCCAACAACGGCCGCCTCATAAGTGCCTGATGATAAAAACATTAGCCCAATTTTATCACTAGGTAGTGGCGGGAATGTAGGATTACCACCAACCACTTTACAGTCTTTTTGCAAGTAAACTGTTGGCATCTGTAAGTTATCAGCTTGTAAAGCCTGTACAAACAAAAAGGCCCTAATACTATCACCCAGTACATTTGAAAGCTCTTCTGTGGATAAGCTATTACCGCTAAGGTTTTGCATTAATAAATACCTTTCTCAGTTCTAGCTAAAAGCTTAATAATTCTTGTGGGGTATGGATTCATAACCCTAAGTTTAACCGTAAATGCTTGGTCAACATATCCAAAATTAAAGAACCTTGTTTTTTCTTTATAACTACCTATTCTGCCGGTACCAAGTGAGCGCTCTTTTTCAAAAGTAACACCGTAATCGTATGACACTGAAATCATTATTTGAGGGTCTGGCCATAACTGATCTGGCTCGCTAAAGTCGATTTCAACGATTGGTTGAAGCTCTGGCACAATCATCCTGTCGTTCATAGCGTTGAATGGTGAGCTGGTCATTTCTCTATTAACAAGGCTGCCAAGCTCTAGGCCGCTATATCTATTAACCTCTGAGATATTTGTATCATAGCCACCTGTATTATTTTCTGCCCATGTGTCAGATATAAACGCTGGCCCCTCTGGGGTTAGGCCATACCCTATGCAATCCCAGTTATCGCGACCGTATGTTTTGCGCTCATGCCATAGGTTATAGCTCTCACTAAAGCATAGGCATATCTTAGGCGAGTTGAATACAACAATATCCTGATCGCTATCGTTCATTTTAAATACAGGAATGTAGTCTGGCCACTTAGGATTATTCCCGTTATCAGTGGCACCATATGTATCATAAAGATTATTCTTGCTTAACTGGAACTCTATAGCAGGGTTACTTATCTTTTGAAATGAGCCGCCATTTATCTTATATAAGCCGTAGTTATTTGTAGCAGTTTTGCCAATAAAGAATATTCCACTGCCAGTTATAACTTTAGATTCAGGCTGATACAGACCAACATCCACAGAACCTATAAGTGAATAGGGCAAATCAACATTATCAGAAACACGGTAAAGATAGGTTTTAGTCTCACCAAACACATAAAGGATATTAGAGAACACCTCTATTCCTTTTAATAAACCTGTATTGCCATCTGGTGCAATAAAGTCTAATGGGTTAGCTACTGGTGATGTAAGGGAAGAATAGTAAACCTTAGGGTTTGATGGGTCATAATTGCAGTACAAAAAGCGGCCACCAAGAAACGCCACATCAACTATTGGCTTTGTTGATAATGAGGTTGGATGCAGATTCCAGTTAAAAGCATTGCCTTGTGAATATTGAATGTAATAGTTGTTAGATACTGATGCGCTATCTCTGCGGCCATACCCAACTATAACGATAGTATTAGGGCTTACTGCTATTCTTACACGCTCACCATCTGGCTGCACAGTGTTAGCATCATACTTAAGCAGTCTGCTTACATTTAAAGGCCCGCTAGCGCCCATTGCGACCACGGCCTGATCTTTAACAAAGACGGTGCTTGGAATATTGCTAACAGTCCATTGAACCGAGTTGCTTCTTACTGGCTTAGCTGTGTTTACATTGGTATCAACTGGCACATTAGTATTATTATCAATATTCTTTCCTTTCTGCCTACCAACGGTTGGCATTAAAGAAAGTGTAGACAATGAGCCATTATCACTAGGCAGCGGCACAAAATTAATGCACCGCCTATTCGATAGCTTTTGGCTTTCTGAGTCATAAAACCCGTTTAATGGAAGCTCTTGCATAAATACCACTTATGTAATTTTAATTAATCATAACACAGGCTTATATTTAACGCTCTGCAATCTCGTAGAATGATTCTACCTTTGCGGTTACGTTGTTTGTATTTGAGTTGTTTGATATTTGAAGCCTAATATAATCATTTTGATCTAATGTCACACTCTTAACTATATTAAAGAACGCCAAATCCGCACTACCTACCAGATTATTTACTGCTTTGGTTTGTGTAATTACAGTCACAAAACCAGCAGCAGAATCATCCCATTTTTGAACTCTCAGGCTTAATGAGTCCCCTGAATTGCCCGTGACTACATAAAATAGGTTGATCTTATAATCCCTAGGGTTTGTGCCTATGTGGCGCAATGAGCCTTGAGAGGGTGAATCAAAGTGCTGTAAATCAGCAGTAGAGTAAGTGCCAGCAAGATTATAAAAGGTAGATGCGGCAACAATGTTTGTAACACTCTCGCCACTTAATGTCGTTGTGCCGCCTACATATGTATTCCCTATGCCTCGGTTATTATCCCAGTCACATTCAAGATCACTAGGTGATAGGCTTGGAAGTATATTTGTATCATTAGGATTCGACACCCCATTACGGGTAAACGTGCCGCCTTTGACCTGAATTGTAGAAGGATTCGGGAAGTTAGCGGTTGTAAAGTCTGAGAATGAAGCGCCAGCAGGAAGGTCTACGTTCATATCAGTTAAGAAACGGTTGTTCATTACAAAGCCAGCGCCAGCTTTAAACAAGGTGCCAGCAAAGCCAGCATCCAGTACCACAGCTATGCTTGATGTTGCACGATAGCCACCAACCCAAGTACCGCTTAAAGTTAATTCAGGTGAACCAAATATACGACCAGTACCAGATTCAAAACCTTGTCGGTATCCGTTAATCTCGCCAAGGCTTTTGCAGTTATCGAAATTAACGCTTAATACTTCAATAGCGTGCAGGCCATCGGAGTCAGTTAGATTGTAAACCTTTGAACCTGTACCATTGGTTGTGATTTTAAAGTCACGCATATACAGGTTGCCCGAACCACCTACTGGTGAAGAGAAAACAGTATGATTAGGTTGATCAGAGAATAAGCCAGACACATCAAATGAAAATCCGATGATTGTTAAGCCAGTTGCAGGCACTAGGACTGTCTGCGTGCCCATATTTATTACACCATCAAGCACATAGGCAACCGAACTATCTAAAGCCCCTGCTAGATCATCAGCTGTGCGGACATATTTAATAGAATTAACTGGTACATTTGTTGGCAGCTTAGATACATCAAGAGTAAGCACACCAGCCGAATTAGTAGCCAAACCGATGTTGTCATTTTGAACCGATACAACGGCAACCTCTGATGATGGGTCGCTGTTTACTTTTGCACTAACACCGCCCTTTTCAAGATTGGCTTTAAAGTCCTGATAACTAATATTGCGGCTAACACCATCCAAATTAGTGAATGGGATTAGAGCAGTATCTGTGATTGTATCTTGCTTGGTTAGCTGGCTTAGCTTTATTCCGGTCATAATCAATCCACTAAAATAGGCGAGGCTTTGTCTGTTGTAATTTCAGTATCACCCTGTGATTGATACGCTGGATATGTGCTACCACAATAAGGCTGTGAGCCTGCACCTAAAGGCATGTAAGGATTAGGTGCCATTTGCGGTGGATTTATTGGGATTAAATTTTTATAAGCGTTTGACGCTCGTATAGATAGGTGAAGGTCAATAGGCAGGCGTAATACCATGCCTAATTGACAGGCAAGATTTAAAATTGCGGATTGCTTGGCATAATCAGGAATACCTGAGTCATCATTTGGATTTGCTGTTTCTTCTGTATGGTTGTAACCAAGAATAACTCCGTCCTGCTCCCAAGCCAGCATCATGTCATCAAGATTATCCACGCCACGGACAATCATTTCAGATTCATAATTTCCACCAATGCCTAAGCTATCAAGTGCGCGCTCTGCTATCTTGCCTTTTGTTATCATTACTCTGCCTCGGTTTCCGCTGCTTTCAATTCTGCGTACTTGGCTTCTAGCGTTTCCATACTACAACGGCCACCCGCTTTGCCGTTCATTCGTACTATCTCGTCACGCAGGAAGCGCTCACGCTCGCCGCCGTCTACATTAATAGCTTTTGCAGTTGGTTTATGCTGAATAGCTTTAGCATCGCCTAATGAATTAAACCAGCCATCTTGAAGATACTTTAAATGATCTTGTTCGTTAATAGCTTTAACTGTGTACTCAAAGCCGTCTTGATCTTTCCATGCGCCTTGTGGCTTAAAAACGTGTCGCATATTGCACCCCTATAAAGTTAAAGAGAAAAGGGGCCGTTAAGCCCCTTATTTGCTTAGACTTGTTTGTCTAAGATGATACCCACTTGCTCTGGGTGAACAACCGCAACATCAAAGAAGATTAACGTCTTGATGTTTAGAGCTTCACCGTGTGGGTCCCACCACATAGTCATACGCATTGGTAGGCCGTTATCAGTCACGCCGTTGAAGGTTTCAACACCGCCAGCAGCTTGTTCAACTGGTAAATAGCCTGGAACCAAGAAAGTAGATTCAGGGGTATAGAACAGTGAAGGCGCGTTGCTTGCAATGTTAAGAATGGTGATCGCAGCAGAAGCACCAGCCTCAGCAGTACAGT